TCAGCCGGGGTAAGCTTCTTGCGAGTACCGTCTGCCGTCACTTCACCAGTGGTCACAAAGACAGGGGTCTTATCACCTTTCTTTGCCGGGGCAATGGCATGAATCGCCTTTTCCTTAATCTTTTCCTCCAACGCATCCTTGTGCCTTTCCTGCACGCTCGACATCTTGTCATAACTGCAAGCATGGAGTTCATCATCTGTCACCGGGGTTGCTGTGGTATCATAGTAGTCCAAAGAAATAGGTTTGTCGGCATCTTCCAGCGTCTCAATCGCAAGCGGATATGTCTTATTATTTACCAAAACCGTAGGATCACCACCGAGGACTGTAAAGTGGATCACATCATTATTAACATACTGGTCATAACTCTTGATACGGTCATACCAGCCGAGGTTTTCCTTAGGTGTACGGAAAGCCTTGACCATAAATCCGGTCCATATCTCAGTCAGGACTCCAGCCGGAAGTACACCGGACGGAATGAACTGACCCGCAACAAGCGAGATGACATTTCCTGCGACTGCTCCAGTCACAGGGCTTGCGCCCACAACAGAGGCAACAGACGCGCCTGCCACACTATTGAATGCGACTGCGCACAAAAGACCTAAAAAGATCGTCAAAAATCGTTTCATTATTCCTTAAATAAATTGGTTAATTCTAAAGTGATGGTTCGTAACCGAACTCAGCCTTGTACAGTCGTATGTACTCGTTCAGGTTCTTTTCCTTGATGGTTGGAATTTCATCTGACGGTACCTCCGACAGTTTCGCATAAGTCTTCGGGGCATCGCCTGCAGGCTGATCCGAATTCTGATGGATTACCTCTGTTGGCTTTGACTGTGGGCGCATCATGTTAAGCGTTGCGCTAAGGGCATCAGGCCCCGCCGTCTTACCGATGTTTACGAAATGAGCCTTCTGATCCGCCGTGATACGCTTGTCAGCGATAGCGTTATCCACAAGGGCGTTAATGCTGGCGAGCTGGAGGCTGTCTGCCTTGTCCGCCTTTTCTTTCAGCAAACGCAATGCGTTCACTGCATCCTGCTCGGAAGCCGATTCAGGCAGGCCGAGCATCAGCAAAATTTCTTTGTTCATGCTTAAATTGTTATTTGATTGATGATTATCTGACACCTCGGGGGCAGTTCCCTCGGCATTGTCTTTCACACACAGAAGCGGAAGATGATCGCACTGTTCGCCAGCCGCAAGCTTCATGATATTCTCGTCAGAGGCATATAACTGTAAGGCCTCATCGTTTGCGCCTATGTCCACGATGCTGACTTCTTCCAGTTTGCAACGTGTAATGGTCACGCGCTTCTGACCCTGCAAGATGTGTTCAGGTGCATCACTGGTCTCGACGATCTGAATGCCTGCAGAAGCCATGCGCAGAAAGCCATTCTCCCATTTGCTGGCAATCTGTTTTGCAAATTCATCCTCCAAGTCAAAGACAGGAGTACCGATCAGACGGTCTCCGTCAATACGTAAATTTTCCATACGGCCTATGACTGTCACCTCACGGGCGAAGCCTCGACGGTGCATCCACAGCAGTACGGGATTCTTCTGATATTGTGTCAGGTCTATTCCTGACGTAAGCACACGGCTGCCGTAACAGTTCAGACCGCTCGTGCTGATTACTACATCTTTTGCCATCTCAGTTTTATTGTGACGGAGATTGGCGACGAGTGCAAAAACCCAACTTCATTGCACTTTTATCGCCGCCCATTCTTCCGCCGATCATGCTGATTCTACTATAGGGTTGTAGCGGGAGACGGAATCGAACCGCCGACCTTGAGGGAATGAACCTCACGAGCTACCGCTGCTCTATCCCGCAGTGTGTTTATGCGGGCAAATGTCCACCATTAGCAACAGTGCAACAAAAAGAGTGTAAAACTTTTACACACTTTTTTAAGGTACGCGTAATTTCCAAGACATTTGCAGCGATTTTTAAGACCCGTCAAGGGATTTACAAACAGATTAAAGCATGAATGAAAAAGTCAAAAAAGGAACTCGAACAAGCAAAAGAGTACGCACGCCTGCTGTATATGCAGGGAGAACAGCAGAAAGTCATTGCTGACAAAACAAAGGTATCAGCGCAGACAATCAACAAATGGGTAAACGATGAAGGATGGCAGGAACAGAGAGCAGCATCCAACATAACACGCCCCGAACTGGTAAACAAACTGCTCCTGACGATAAACAGGCTGATCGAGCAGGTGAATGAAAGCGAAGACCCAGATGCAGTGAACGGGCTGGGAGACAAGCTGGCAAAACTTTCAACGACCATTGAAAGGCTTGACAAAAAGGCAAGCATCGTCGATGTTGTAGAGGTGTTCATGGCATTCAGCAAATGGTTACAGTTCAGAATGTCATTTGATGACGAAATTACACCCGAACTGCTGCGCACAATAAACAAGTATCACGATCTGTACATCACGGAACTGCTGCAAAGCAAGTTTAATTAAATAACTCCCTATGACATCAAAAGCGGCACTGAATGAAGCCATTGAAAGATGGAAAAAACACTGCGAGACAGTGCAGAACTCGACCACCGTAAACTTTTCCGAAAGTCCAAAAGAGAAACTGGCACGAATAAAGAAAGTCCGCAGTGATTATGCTGCATTCGTGGACTACTATTTTCCGCACTGGACTATCAATCCGGAAACAGGAAAGGCAACACCATGCGCAGACTTCCATATCAAGGCGGCAAACAAGGTAAAGAAAGAACGCAACTTAAAGGCGGTGTTCAAATGGCATAGAGGTGCAGCAAAGTCAACGCACCTCGACATCTTTATACCCATGTGGCTCAAATGTCAGGAAGTCAAACAAATCAATGTCATGGTTCTTGTTGGTAAAAGCGAGGACAATGCCGATGTACTCCTGTCTGACATTCAGGCCGAATTCCAGTTCAATCAAAGGTATATCCATGACTTCGGCGAACAATACAACAACGGTTCATGGGAGACCGGGGAATTCGTCACAAAGGACGGAACGGCGTTCTTTTCCCGTGGTCGCGGCCAGTCGCCCCGTGGTCTCCGTTACAGAAGTCACAGACCCGACTACATCGTCATAGACGACCTTGACGATGACGAGCTTTGCGAAAGCCCGGCACGTGTAACACGCCTAACGAACTGGGTAAAAGAAGCCCTGTTCGGTGCTTTGGACGGCGGACGTGGACGTTTCATCATGGTCGGCAACCTCATAGCGAAGAACAGCGTGCTGGCAAACATAGCGGCAACACAGGGCGTTCATGTGTCACAGGTAAATATATGGGACAAGAACGGCAATGTGTCATGGGCCGCCAAATGGACTCCTGAAGAAGTCAGGGCTATCGAAGCATTCCAAGGCTACAGGTCATTTCAAAAGGAATATATGAATAACCCTATCACTGAGGGTGCGGTATTTCGTCATGACTGGATCAAGTGGGGAAAGTTGCCTGACCTTAAAAAGTTCGACGATATAGTCCTGTATATTGACCCATCATTCAAAGGAACGACAAAGAACGACTACAAGGCCGCAAAACTATGGGGCAAGAAAGGATCGCAGCTTTACCACATCAAGGCATTCGTAAGACAGTGCAGCGTCGCTGAAATGGTGCGCTGGCTCTATGACCTGTATGAATGGGCACAAAGCCGTGGTATCGCCATAAAGTGGTACATGGAAGCCAATTTCATGCAGGACACCATCCTCGACGAGTTCAGGCGTGAGGGCGATTTGCGAGGCTATCAGTTACCTATCAGCGGTGATAAGAGAAAGAAGCCGGATAAGTTCCAAAGGATCGAGGCAATTAGCCCGCTATGGGAGCGCGGTTTTGTTACATACAACGAAGATGAAAAGGAAGACCCGGACATGCTGGCAGGCATCGACCAGACACTTGCATTTGAAAAGGGAATGCGAGGGCATGATGACGCACCTGACGCCGACGAGGGTGCAATATGGTATCTGCAAAAGCATACAAGGGTAAACAGTTTCACCCCGTCATTCGGCAGACGGAATAATGCAAAAAATCAGTTATGGTAAAATTTTTTAGAGCAGTCCTGTTCGACTGGCGCAAAAGACGTGCAATCAGAAAAGCCAAAAGAGAGGCTAAACTTTTCGGTAAGAAGTATCTTGTAATGGTATTCAAAGGCAAGCCGGAAGTCGTGTCAAAGCAAGGTATCAAGAAGCTCATAAAGATGGGGCGGTTCTCAAAGGACTTCACCCCACAGAAAGCAGAAGCAATTGCAATCTATGTAGCACGCCCTTAATTGTTAAAGACTATGTTTCTGACTTTAGATGACTACAATAGTGTCTGTACGCAGTTCGAGATGGAGCAGTTGTCAGCCCTCACAGATGACAGACTGGCCGCTGAACGTGCAGCACTTGAACAGATAAGCAGCTACACCAGGCACCGCTATGATATGGAGCGCGCCTTTGCTGCCGAGGGTAATGACCGTAACGCCATGCTTGTGCAGTGTGCGGTAAACATCACGCTTTGGCTGATGATCCACCGACTACCGCAGAGCATGGGGCATGAGCGACGTGAATGTCTGTATAACGACAGCATCAAATGGCTTAAAGACGTGCAGACATCCAAGGCCTCACCCGACCTGCCTACATACACAGACAACGAGGGTCAGACTGACGTACATAACCCTGTCCGCTTTGGCTCTATGCCACCCAATAGATATGATTATTAAACGGCCTTTAATCGGCCTTTAACCGCTTTTCAAATGGATATTATAGGCAATATCAAACAACTGTTTTCAAACAGGTCACGGGCAACAAACGCAGAAATGGAAAGGCTCGCACGGTTTGTCAGAAGCAAGCAGGGCCTTAAACTTACAGCCCAACTCATGCAACAGACCGACAGTCTGACAAAGAAAGATGTTTCAACATGGAGACAGGCATGGCAAGCAGCCATAAGCATAGACACCCCGAAAAGGTCTGTGCTTTATGATATTTATACAGACTGTCTCGTGGACTTACATCTGTCCGGCTGTATCGGTCAGCGCAAAGGCAAGACACTGCAAAAGGAGTTCCGCCTTATAGGTAAGGACGGAAAGGAAAATGAAGCAGCCACCGCACTGCTGAAAAAAGAATGGTTCTACGACTTTATGGACTTGGCACTTGACAGTCGTTTTTGGGGTCATAGTCTCATACAGTTCGGCGACGTGACACATGACGATGACGGACCAAGATTTGAGAATGTGGAACTTG